AGATGCCGTGGTGGATGGCAAGTACTTTATTACTCGTTACGTTTACGCAGGTAGCTTTACGCATGATAATATGCGCCCATTCTGTAAAAAGATGGTGGAGGCGGGCAAGCTATACCGCAAAGAAGATATAGTGTCGATGGAAAATGTAGCGGTTAATCCGGGATGGGGACCTGAAGGCGCAGACACTTACGATATATGGTTTTACAAGGGCGGTGGTAACTGCCGACACTTTTGGGAGAAACGTGTGTATGTAGATGCGAAGGGTGCGAAGATTAACCCTAATGACCCCGATGCAAAGCGTATCGCTGTGAGCATGGCTGAACGCATGGGCTATAAAGTGCGTAATAACGCATTAGTGGCAAAGCTACCTGAAGACATGCCCTATAACGGCTTCCTACCTACTAACCCTATTTACGGCAATCAATAATTACAACTATGGCAGAAGTATTATTAATTTCAGAGAACTACATAAAGAAGTACACCACCGTGAATGGTAGTGTTGACCCTAATATCCTTTACCCGTCGGTATATCTTGCACAGGACAAGTGGTTGCTTCCATTTTTGGGAACTGATTTGCTTAACAAGATTAAGGCCGATGTAGCTGCAGGCACAATTAGTGGAAACTATGAAATCCTTTTAGAAGATTACATCCAAAAGATGCTGCTGTGGTGGGTTATGGTGGACGTTACGCCAAACCTTTGCTATCGTATGGACAATGGCACGTTAGTACAACGCCAATCTGAGGACACTGTGCCCGTATCAGATGCCGTTATGAAGGATATGATAGACAGGGCACGCCAAAACGCGGAGCATTACACCACTTTGCTAGTCGATTACTTGTGTGCTAACAACGCTTTGTTCCCTGAGTACAGCACAGCGCAATGGCCCGACCGCTCACCACGTACGGACGTTACCAACACGCTAAACTATCAATTCAGCACCGGTAACACGTCGACTTCATTCCGCCCTACTTACTCACGTAACATCATTAATCGCATACCATGAGTGATAAAAAAACATTGAAGCAAGATTACACTGAGCGTTTACGCAAGTACGAGCGTGAACTATCACTAAAACTTAGAGCCAATGGCAGCAAAGAAGCAGACAAACGCACAACCAAATAAGGTTGATGTAAAAGGATTGCGATACAAGCTGCAGTTATTCGATGGCTTTTGGTCTATACCACTTGCCTTTTTACTATTTGCTGTATCGGGTACTATATCCGTGGCCTACTTTGGTGATGCACTCATTAGCACCGAATACATCCAGTTCATTGTGCTTGCGGCAATGGTCATGGTCTTCGCCAACTTCGTGGTTTTTTTAGGCATTAGATTTAATTTTAGAGCACTACAACGGGAGATATACAACAAAGAAGTCAAGTATGAAATAAACACCTATCTAACGACATGGCAAAAGGTTGTCTTGTACCTGCTATTATATGCCTTTTACTTTGCTGCATACCTGTATATCTTACACATGCTGATGACGGTTACTGCGTAAGGGTAACCGCTTCATCATTTGTGGGGGTACGGGAGAAAGGCGGCAACAATCAAGGCTTTAATGATAAGGCGTTGCTTGTCTTGATGAAACAGGAGGGGTGGAAACCAGGCTATGCGTGGTGTTCTTTCTTTGTCATGGCTATGCTAGATGAGTGTGGAATCAAACACACAATAACAGGTTGGTCACCTACTGCCTACAATCGCAATGATGTGATATTTACCGAAGGCAAATATGTTCAGGCGTATAGCGACAAGGATGTGCTGGTAATGACATTAAGCTATAACAGCTTTAGGGGTAAGCGTTACAAAGGCATTGGTCACACTGGTATCGTGGACAAGATCGGCAAATACTCTTGTCGTACCATTGAAGGCAACACCAATGAGCAGGGCATGCGAGATAGCCGCACCCGTGACGGTGTTTACTACAAGATTCGTCCACTAACTAAACAACTACACATAACGCGATGGGGAAAAAAACAAAGCTAGGCATTGGACTGGGTTGTGCAATTCTTGCACTGGCCACGATATTCAGCCTTCGCACATGCAATAGACCTGTAACAAATCCTGCAGTAAAAAGGTTACAGGATGTGAATGATTCATTATACCAAATCATACAGGTGAATAACGCTAAAACAGATAGCCTATTCGCCAAGATTGATAGCCTGCAAGTAGGGCAGGACACCATTATCCAACAGCAACAAATCACTAATGAAATATACCGCAATGAAACTTACAACATTCTTTCTGCTACTCCTAATGCTGCCAATAATCAGTTCCGCACAACGCTCAAAAAATCGGACAGCCTACTCAAAGCAGGATTTTACACCCGAACTTACAACTTACGATCAGCAGCTTTTCAGTCTCAACTACAATAGCATGATGTATTGGTATGCGACTGCGCAGGAGATAGACAGTCTTTACCAAATGGAGCGGTTAAAAGTCACGTATTACGCAAAGATTACAGGCATACAGGCAAGTAGTTATGAAACACTAGCCGAAATCTACAAGAACAAACAGAGCATAGAATCCGCAATAAATGCGGAGAAAGATGCGGAGATTAAGTCGCTGAAGAAACGCAATAAGCGGTTAATAATTTCCAACACAGCACTAACTTTAGGTATCACAGGACTAGCTTTTTCTACTATATATTTTGCAATCTTATAGATATGGACTTTCAACCAAGAGATATACTAACAATTGTAGGGGGTGTGGTGTCGCTGACGGGGCTTTACTACGCACTCAAAAGAGATGTGGTCAAAGTATCCAGCGCACTGGGTAAGGTGGAATCATATCACAAAAGAGAAGTAACAATGTTATCCGATTCAATCAAAGAAACTAAGGACGAGTTTAACTCTAAATTGAATACCATGAAGGAAGAACAAAACAAAGCCATTGATAAACTAGAGGCGAAGATAGATGTGATTGCGTCGCAGAATATGACCATCAGTACCAATCTTGCGGAGCTTGCCGGGTTTATTCGTGGCAATAAATAGAATACCATGAACATACGCTATGCGGAAATCTACAAAGAGATACACGCAGGAAAAGGTACGATAGCTGACCGCATACGCGCGGCTATGGTAAAGCACAAAATTCAAATGCAATACGGCTCATTTGAGCGTATGTATTTTGGTTGGCGTAAAAGGAATAATCTAAAGGACGAAACCCTTGTAAAAAAGGCACTAAATGGAAATCTAAGTAAGTTAGAAAACCATTTTGCTGACTTTGGTAATATGGTCAACGAGTTGATGCCTGAACAAAGCAACCCACTCGACCTTCCACCATCGCAGGAATCCAACTACAAACCTTACAAATTACCAGTAAACCACAATAACATTCTTATAATTGGTGATATCCACGTGCCATACCATAACATACAAGCCTTAACGCTTGCGCTGAAGTATGGACTGGAGAATGAAGTAAATACTATCCTACTCAATGGTGATATCATAGACTTCTACGCCATTAGTCGCTTTGAGAAAGACCCGCGCAAACGCAACTTCGGGCATGAGGTGCTAATGACACGCCAATTCTTAGCGACTTTGCGTAAGCTATTCCCTAATGCTGCGATATATTACAAGTGTGGGAACCATGATGTGCGCTATGACCATTATATCATGCGCAATGCACCTGATTTGCTGGGTATGGATGAGTTCAATTTTGAATCACTCATGCACTTAGATCAACACAATATCACATTCATTCCGGATAAACAAATCATTCATGCCGGGAAGCTAACCATTCTACACGGGCATGAACTAGGTGCGTCTGTGTTTAGTCCTGTCAACATCGCACGAGGATTGTTCTTGCGTGCAAAAGACAGTGCATTGTGCGGACATCATCACCAGGCGAGCGAACACACTGAGCCAAACATAAACGGGAAGATTACAACGTGCTGGAGTGTGGCTTGTTTGTGCGAGCTGCATCCTGATTACATGCCCATCAACAAGCACCACCATGGCTTTGCTCATGTGCGTGTGATGGATAACGGGGAGTTTGAAGTCAACAACTATCGTATTGTTAATGGTAAGATTAGATAATGAAAAAGCCCCCACCGTTGTGAGGGCTAGTCCAATCAATAACAAAAACAATAATGCAATGAACTATCACATTATATCGCAAATATAGCACAATGAAAGGCAAGCCACACCCAAAGGTCATACAGCGCAAACTCGGTAGGGAAAAGGCTGATGGGTTGTATTGTGATAACGTGATTGAGATAGACCCAACGTTGCCACCTATGCGATACCTTATCGTGTTGATTCACGAGTATCTTCATCACATTCAACCTGAATGGAGCGAGGAAAAGGTAGATGCTGAAGGTGAGGCACTGGGTAGGTTTCTGTGGAAGCACGGTTATCGCAAGGTGCAACAATGATTCGTCCACTGCTAAGGATTATGTAACGCATCAAAACTTATCTGCTATCCCGGCATCGAGTAACTCACTTGCCAACCATTCGCGAATCTTACCTACTATGTCGTATTGTTCTTCGGTAAGGTCTTGATATTTTTCAAGGCTACGCAGATGCTGTTGTACTTCGTATAACGTATCATGGTACTTCATACCATTTACAGCGCAATCAAATTCGTGTTGATTGTGTTTTAAATCAAATGTTAGTGTTGCTTTCATTGCTTTTCTTGATTTCGTTTGTGAGGTTGGTAATCTGCAATGCAAGATAGATTGCTGATGCTGCGATAATAATTGAAGCTATCATATTAATTGTTTTGGGTTTCTATTCGTTTGGCTTTTCTTTTTTTTACTGCTGTTGGTTGGATGGTATATGCACCATAAATGTTTTGGTCTACTTTGATTCCAATGTCTTTAAACAATCGCAAGTATCTGTATGCTGTGCGTTCGGTTACTTGCAGCTCCTTTGCCATCTGATGCACGGGCATGTCACGTTGTTGCATTTGAACCATAAGGGTTAGTACACGTTTAATTTTCTCCATCTTGTGTGCGGTTAGGTAATCCACTTTCGCCATCTAAATATCCACTGTTATAGGCATCATACATGTTTATCAGTTCGACGGTTTGCACTGCGTTCAATAGCGCTTCCATTTCAGCCCACGTCATGCGTATGGCTTGACCTTTAAAACGTTTCTTTAGGGCTAAATGCAATCTGCGTATTGCGGTTTCTTTTTTAGTTTCTGTTACCATAGTCTCTTATATCTAATTCGTGTTTGATGTTTTTTAAAATGCGATAAATAACGTCTATCTCTTTCTGTGTTTGTCCATTCCTGGACAAATATTGAATCCGCAATGCTCTTAGTTCATCCATGCTCAACTTGCTTATTTGCTTTCGGGTCATGCGTGTTTAATTTCAATAGTTCATTCTTGACATGGCTGTAGTATGCCTTGACGCTGTAGTATTCACCAGTGCCTTCGAAGTCATTGACGATGTCATCAGGTGCATTTGTGAATGCTTCATCTACGCAGTATAGCGCAGCGTTCAATGCTTTGATGTGAACTTCTACCAACTGGCCTTCTTGCTTTTCGCCTTCGATTATATCAAAATAGTTCGAGTACAGTTGCCATGCTTTGTCTTTTGCCTTCATTGTTTAGCTTATTGATTAATTCGATTACTTGTTCCTTGTTGTAGTAGTGCTGCATTGAATTGCGCACATAGTCTTTAAGTTGGTCTGTGGTCATTTGTACGTTTCGTAATAGTATAAAAATGGATTTCTCGTGGGTTGAATAGCATGACAAACACCGCTATCAAAAGCATTGTGTATTTGCTCCTTCTCTATTTCTTTAGCTTGCATTTTTAATTCGCTAATGGCTATTGCATTCAATGTGCCATCCGCTATATGATTGCGTATTTCATCTACCAACCATTCTACTGCTGTTTGTTTTTTCATAGTGATTTACATTTAGGTGCTTTGTATGTAGTTAATTTTGGCAATGTTGGATGATAATAAACCACACTTGGTTCTGATTTTAAAAAAGTCATACGTAATCTTACAAGTCCACAATTCTCGCAGACAGATTTTGTTTCATTAAAATCATACTGCAAGCCAAATGCGTTTGTCCATTTGTGCCTCATACGTTCAAAGTATTTAAGTATTCACGCCACATTGGTACACGTTCCTGAAGCTTTGCGATTGCTGCCTCATCAAACTCCACAACCTTTTCGTGGATGCGTTCAGCGATGGGTATATCAAACGCCCATTCATCACGTGGTGTTTCTAGGTTTGCATCCGGGTATTCGCGAAGGAATCGTGGCATATCGTATATCATGTTACGTTCGATGCTCTTTGCCTTCTTTAAAAATACAGGGTCACCTTGTGGATCAATAAGATTAAGTCTGCGAGATAGTCTATACTTTTCGTCGTTAATCATCTCGATGGGTGCGCTTACTAGCACATAGCAGAACGTAGCTTTAGGCGCACCTGTTAGCCAACAGTATGCTTGACCTTGCCAATAGTAGTCTTTGCTAATCTCATTCTTCTTTGCATCCATGAAGGTGTGTATGTCCCATGAAGATTTGATATCAGGTACGTTTACAACCAGTCCTGTTTCATCATCTTTGATAAGTAAATCGGGTGTGCCTTTGATGTACTCATTTACAAACATCTCTTCATTCTTGAATACGATTTCACCGCGTGACCTGCGCCACATATCAATGGCATCATTCTCTACGGCTAGA